GAATGCTTTTTGGTGAAGTGCTAAAAAATAAGACAAAGGAGAACGCAGACAATACACTCAAGAACTACCGCGTACTGTTACGGATAGCAGGGGAGGAGTATAGCCCAAAAGTCACAGCTACTTACTCGCTAGAGCCAAAGAGCGCACCAAGTTCCCCCAGCCGTCAAACTGAACAAATGGTTATAAGACGGGTAAGCGCCCAGCAAGAGCTGGAACTTATGGCATCAGCTATTAATAGACTGTCTGATCTCAACTTATCGCAGATTTTGATTGAACGATATTGTAGAGTGAGATTTAGACAAGACAAGGCTATTTATCCAAGTCTAGGATATTCGGAAAGTGAATACTATAGATTGCTGGATCGGGCATTATTAGAGTTCGCGGAGGCTTATAAGGCTGGGGAATTGCTAGAGTATAGATTTCTGGGAGATAATTGAAAGAAACTTGACAGTAAAAGCGCTGTATTGAGTGGTATTATAGTATTATCCAATGAAGTAGGAAGGACCTGCGCCATTTGGTTGTCTCCTTATGATAGGTTGCTGGGTAACTCAACGGTTAGAGTAACGGACTTTTCACCCGCAAAGTGCAGGTTCGATTCCTGCCCCGGCTATAAAGATAGGTTAACTCCCAAAGCCTATCTTTTTTATTTTGTCCGAAAGGAGTGATGAAAAATCGCTAAACTATCATTAAAACAGCAGACATTTTGTGATGAGTACATCATTTCTGGGAATGCTACTCAGTCAGCGATTAAAGCTGGATATAGTAAAAAGACAGCTAGAAGCCAAGGACAGCGCTTGCTGACAAAAGCTGACATTTCAGAATATATCCAAAAACGCATGGAAGAGTTGCAAGATGAAAAAATCTTGACCCAAAAACAGATCCTTATCATGCTCTCGGAAATAGCTTCTGGAAAAGCGATGGAAACTACAGTGGTTACAACCAAAATAGCTGAACTGCTACCAGATCCTAAAACCGGGAAGATCGTCAAAGTCTACAACGAGATACCGCAACTAGTGGAATATCCAACTAAGAACAGCGATAGGAATAAGGCTCTTGAATTGCTTGGCAAGCGTTATGGTATGTGGACTGAAAAGGTTGGCTTGGACGTAGCTGATACGACAATCACAATTATAGATGCGTGGTCTAAAGATGGAAGTTAGGATCCAAGACAATGTTAACCCGCATTTCAAAGAGGTCTGGACTACCAGTAAGCCCTACAATGTGCTGAAAGGTGGCCGTAACTCTTTTAAGTCTTCGGTAATAGCCTTGTTACTGGTCTTTATGGTTGTACCGTTTTTGATTGTTGGCAAAAAAGTGAATGTGGTTGTTATCCGTAAAGTCGGTAACACTATCCGGGATAGTGTGTTTCTAAAAATACAATGGGCTTTGAATAAGTTTGGCTTGTCTGGACGGTTCAAGGCTACCGTATCGCCTTTTAAAATACAAGACACGATCACAGGATCATGCTTCTATTTCTACGGCCAGGACGATTTCCAAAAGCTGAAATCGAATGACATCGGGAATATTATTGCCGTTTGGTACGAAGAGGCTGCAGAGTTTAGTAGCGAAGAAGACTTTGACCAGTCGAATGTAACCTTTATGAGACAGAAACATCCAGATGTTGCTTTTGTTAAATTTTTCTGGTCTTACAATCCGCCCCGCAATCCTTATAACTGGATAAACGAATGGACGGATAGACTAGTGGACAATGATAACTATCTAGTACACTCGTCATCTTACCTAAACGATGAGCTAGGCTTTGTTACCGAACAGATGTTAGAGGACATCAGACGGATTAAAGAGAATGATTACGACTACTACAGATATATCTATCTGGGGGAACCGGTCGGAATTGGTACAAACGTGTATAACATGGATTTGTTTAAACGCGTTGATAAGATACCGGACGGTGAGCGTGTCATAGGTCAGTTATTTGCAGCAGATACAGGACACCAGCAATCAGCCACTACTTGCTTGCACGCGGTTGTTACTAACAGATCAAATCTCTATCTTGTGGATAACTACTACTACAGCCCGGCTGGTAAGGTTAAGAAGAAAGCTCCGAGTGTATTATCTAAGGAGTTGCATGACTTTGTTATCAAGCAAACGCAGAAGTATCCTAATGTACCAGTCATTGAAATGACGATAGATAGTGCAGAGGGAGCATTGAGAAACCAGTATTTAGAAGACTTCGGCATTCGCTGGCACCCGGTAGCGAAGAAAAAGAAAATCATAATGACAGAGTACGTCCAGTCGCTCCTTGCGAATGGTCGTTTTTATTATTTCCCAACCGAGAACAACCTCAAGTATTTTATTGAGGAACACAAGCGTTATCAATGGGACGAGAAAACTGTTAAAGACGATGACCCTAAAGTTATCAAAGAGGACGATCACACTTGCGACGCGTTCCAGTACATGGTCGTTGATAATGCACAACTATTAAGATTAAAAGCCTAGAGAAAGGTTTGAAATGAGTATCTTACAATCAATAAGAAATATATTTAAGAGGGGTAAATATGTAATGACAAGCCAATCACTAGGCAATATCACAGAACATCCTAAAATCGCAATTAACAAGGACGAATACGATCGTATTCAAAAAAACTTGAAATACTATCAAAGTAAGTGGGACCCTATCCGTTACCGCAATTCAAACCGCGTTGATAAACAGCGGACACGAAATCACTTGCCTATTGCTCGCACGGCTTGTAAGAAGATTGCCAGCCTGGTATTCAATGAACAGGCAGAGATAAGCGTTGCGAACGGAACAACAAACGAGTTCATTCAAACAGTTTTACTGAATGACCGCTTTAACAAAAACTTTGAGCGATACCTTGAGAGCTGTCTTGCTTTGGGTGGTCTTGCTATGCGTCCTTACGTTGACGACGACAAGATTAAGATTTCGTTCATTCAAGCTCCTGTATTTTATCCTTTGCAGTCTAACACGCAGGACGTATCTTCTGCAGCGATTATCAATAAGAGTCAAAAGACTGTAGGCAAGGAAACGATCTACTATACTCTAATCGAATTGCACGAATGGACCAAAGACAAGAAATACACAATCACTAACGAACTGTATCGTTCCAGCGAAAGGGAGCGCGTTGGTGACCGTGTACCGTTATCCGAGATCTATGAGGACCTTGAGGAAGAAGTAACGCTTGACGGGCTCACACGGCCGTTGTTTACGTATCTAAAACCCCCTGGAATGAATAACAAAGATATCAACAGTCCTTTGGGTCTGTCTATCTTTGATAATGCCAAGAGTACAATCGACTTTATCAATACCACTTACGATGAATTTAAGTGGGAGGTGCGCATGGGTCAACGGCGCGTATTAGTACCGGACCAAACTGTCCGGATCGGTTTTGACCAGCACGGAGACACTGATCTAGTCACGCGCGAATTTGATCCAGAGCAAAACGTATACGAACAGATTGACGGTGGGAAAGATACACCAATCAATATCACAGACCTAACTACTCCTATCCGTTCAGACGACTATATCAAGGCAATCAACGAGGGCCTTGCGTTGTTTGAGATGCAGGTTGGAGTATCGCCTGGTATGTTTACGTTTGATGGAAAGAGTATGAAGACTGCGACCGAGGTTGTATCCGAAAACTCTGACACGTACCAGCTAAGAAACAGCATCGTGAGCCTTGTAGATCAATCTATCAAAGAGCTTGTGATCTCTATTTGTGAGATCGGGAAGCTGTACGGCTTGTATAGCGGGCCTATCCCGGAAATGGACGATATCACAGTAAACCTTGATGATGGTGTCTTTGTTGATAAAAACAACGAGCTGGACTACTACGCGAAAGCCTTGTTAAGTGGCCTTGTCAGCAAGCAATACGCTATATCTAAAGCGCTGGGCTTGTCAGATGATGAAGCTAAACAAATGCTTGATGATATCAAAAAAGAAACCGCTGAGAGCATGGAGCTAGAGCGTAG